TCTTTTCGAGATAGGTCGCTTGTGTATATTTCGTTTATTCTTTCTGCGCTATTTCTATCAGAGCTTTTATCTCTTCTAGTTCTTGCTTTAGGTTGTGGCGTTGATTGCTGTCTGCCTTTCTTATCATCATTGATAGTAGGCGCTTCCCCCTGTCTAGAGCTACCGACGATTCTTTTTTGGTTTGCTTTCTTTCTACCGCAAGTGAATTTGATTCCATATTTATCTGTTAACTCCTTGATTAAAGAGAGTGGTATATCCAATAGCGTTGATGTTTCCCTTTGCGTTAGGCCCATCTCTGCTGCGTTAATACATTTGCTAAGTTCGTTTGTTGACATATTTAGCCCTCAGTTAAAAAAGGCCAGCCCAAAGGCTGACCAGTTGGCGGGAGGAAAAACCGTATCAAAACTCCCGCGGAGAACATCCCTATTTAAAACGGAATATCATCATCTGGCAAGGCGCTTGACTGTACCTTGGGTGATTGCGGATCAGAAATATTAATTGACATATAAGGCTTGCCATCTTTCTGCCTACGCCATGCAGCTATTCGCTTATCAGTTTCAGCTATAGTCCAAGGCTGTGTCTTGTCATTGGTATTGTACATGGTGCCAGTATAGTTAGGCGACCCCTCCTTGCCTTGCTCTTGTTTGAACATAACGCCTACCTTTTCGTAGACTTCCATAATTTCCTTGCCCGCTTTTGTTTCGCGGCGAACAATTGCGTAGCGGCTATCTCTGCCTTCTACATTTATCTTGCCTTGCAAGATCATCTTCATGTCTTCGAAAGGTGGAAATGCCACGCCATCATTTGTGTTGTCGTATTGATCTGCCATGCTTCTGGCTCCTTTGTTAAGTTAAGTAAGTTTACATCCAACCTTCATCGCTCTGCGCTTGCCCTCTGGATGGGCCGCTTGAGCGAGAAGCTGCATTGCCATCATCGTCTTCTGCTGGAAGGTTCAGCATGGACATGATTCCGTATCGACGTGCATAGGTAATGGCACTACCCAATCCCTGCATGTCATTCTTGCCAACAACTAATGGCACTCTGGTACGCATGACAGTAACGCCATCCTCTTCAGAGATAAGTTCTGTAGTGATGAACATTCCAAACTCGTCAACACCAGTAACATGAGTGAGGAAGAACCCATTGTCAGATAGCGGCTGTGTTACCGCTTCAATAGCACCCTCGAGCGTGGCATAGCTGCTGCGGAAGTGTGGGTTTGTGCCATCCTTTTTGATTGGTTGAATGGCTGCTCTTGCTTTGAGTAGCTTGGCAATAATTTTATTGTTCATGTTTTTCTCCTTGTTATTCTAATTGCTCCGCGCTTGTCACGCTTAGCTGTTAAGTGTTCGCAGTAAACTTCCCGCTCGTTGTCGCCAACCATATCTTTGATTTGCTTTTTGGCTGACTCAAATGCTTTGGCATCTGCCTCGAGTGTGGTGTAGGTGTGGGCTGCGTCAACGAATCTGTTGTCCGTGCTTGCGTCACGCCTGACCATTTGATCCACCTCGATCTTGTCAATCCCAAGTTGTAGCGGTTGGTCGATACCAACTGGCTCTTCATCGCGAAGAACGTAACCCCAGAAATCCGACACCACCGCCCACATTGAATTGAAATACTCTTCGTTGCGGCTGACATAGACAGACTCCCACTTATTATTTCCAAAGATAACAGATAGATAAGCGCCCTGTGCATCTGCAACATGAATGTATAGCTGCAACTGCGGCATATAAAATTCCAATACCTTGTCCATAGTATTGTAAGCATTGGTGTGCTTGGCCTCGATGATTGATTGATCCCAAGTGGCATCGACTGTACCTTGGGCGGGCACCATGCCGATTTTCTTTTTGAAAGATTTTTGCCATCCAGTTAAGATGCAATTGTGCTCATGCTCAAACCAATGAAGATTGAAATCCTCAGTGTGTACTCCCATTTGCACAGCGATGTTGCGAGACAGATCTTCTGGCTCTGATCGACCTGTTTTAATGTGCCATAGCGTTAGCCAATGACCATTCATTATTTTCACACAGTCAGACCCACCTATGAAACCTTTGCGGTTCATTTTGTTCTCCTTTTTTGCTTGGTCTCAACTTACTGCATATGTGCAGCTATTGCAAGATACTAATTTCCCTTGCTTGCTCATGCTTGTCAGTCAACTCTTTAAGTTTGATCTGATAATCATGCTCTGAATAAAGACTTTGGTATTCATTGAGGAAACTTTTGCGGTATGAATCAAGAGCTTCCTCACTGACTAGGCAAGCTCTTACCATTTTCATGGCTAGCTTACCCCAGAGATAGCCTTCGCTAACTGGTTGTCCCTTCTTAATTTTATTAGCATTTATCTGCAAGGAATCTGGTTGCCAGTTTTTTGATCTTTCTTTCTGCTCTATGCGATCCTTCTCATATATTTTATGGGATGGTCTGTTGACACTTGCTGACCAAATATCATCTGATATTGCACGACCGATATGTTTGCTCATTGAGTTACCTTAAAGTATTGGGCGACGTACTTGCCGCTTTCTATTTGAATCATTGTCTTGTCTACTGGATAGCCCAGGTCTTTTAGGTCTCTGATTCTAGCCGACAAGCGAAAGCAATTGTAATTCAACAAGGCATCAATCGCTGTAATTGTTTTACCTGAATCAAGATCAGCCTTGATCTGTTTCGTTTGAGTTTCCATAACTGTCCTCCATTATTTTCTGGAATTGATCTCCTGTCATTATGACTAGAGTTTGCGGAGTTCCTCTCCGTCTTTTATAAAAGGCAATGTCTCTGCCTTCTAATACTGTGAAGGGGCTGGGGAAGTTAGACGTATCTCTGTACTTAACTTCGCCTACCAGCTTTCGTCCTTCGAGTTCGATGTGGATGTCGCCCGAATACTCTCCTCCCAAGCTTCCGCTGAGGGGGACGCGCTTCGCTTTGAGCGGCGCTTTGATTTTGTTGAGCCAAACGACAAACCACTTTTCATGGTAAGTTCCTTTGGATTTGTTACGATTTGCCATCTGTCCTCCTCGTAGCAGTTTAAGCAAACAAACCAATGCTTCTGCATTGTGCCACCAGAATTGTTCTTAAGTATGGCAACAAATAAATCTGTTCTTACTTGGCAAGCAATGCAGTCAATCGTTTCTTTTCTTTTTCGTGACTTCGATTTCATAGTCTAACGCCTCGAGCCAACACATAAGAAAGAACCCAGAAGGCACGCGCTTATGCTGCTCCCATTTATGAATTAGTGATTCAGTACAGCCAATAATATTTGCTAGCTCAGGCTGACTAAGTTTTCTTTCTCGCCTTGCCTTCACTAACATTTCTATTAGTTCGTTATAGCTGTGAGACAGACGAGTATTCTTCATGGATAGCCTTGTAGATACGACAAGCTGTGTCGTACCTCATTTCAGTTGTTCCGTTTGCTGAACGGTAATAGGTAGAAGTTGGAACCTTCGCTCGAGCAAACGCGTCGAGCAAAGGAATGTTTAGCTCAGTGGCTAATGCTTGCAGTTGTGAGAAGTAAGGTTTCATACTGCATGTATGCGATTACTTACTCTTCAAAGTCAACATCATCAGCCATAACTTCGCCAGAACCATTGCAATTATCGCAAGGCTCGGCCTCACAGTACGGCTCTGGTGCATCATTGTATGAAGATCTCGCTGGCATACGCTCGACTTCAATGAAGCCATCGCCAGTACATTCTGGACAAGCGACTGACACTCTATATCGTTTCATTGGTATGGCACCTCGTCATCTATAACCGGGCCTACATAGTTTAGTTCCCATGCCTTTGTCCCACGTTCAATAAACTTATCTCGGTTGAACCTTGGGTTGGTTGCCTCAAGTTCATCAGCGATACTGTGTAGGTGAGTGGGCCACGGTACAAGCGGCCCAAGTTTATCAGCTAAGAATTCATAGTGTTGTCGTGACATACGCATCAGTCCATCCTTACAATTAAATGTGGTTTGTCTTTGCCATCTGGTATCGCAACGATTCCATATGGATAGATGTAGCAATGGCCCAGCTTGGTATCCATGCGAACTAGAAACTCTAGGTCAGGATCTTGAGGATAACGATAAGTCCCCTTGTCATCTACCTTTCCCTCCATGGCACGATTGCGCAGTCCACCAAACTGATAGCGTTCCTGCAAGTAATCAATTAGGTTGTCATGCTGATAGATATTAAACTCCATCACCCAATGAGGGACTAGCCCAGCCCATTCGAGTATCTCTTCTCTGCCCCTATCTGGATAGGCTGCTTGATTAATTATCGGGACAGGGAAGTAGTTGATATGATCTACGGTACTCATGTGTTTATCTCC